AGCCCGACGGCCCTGAACCTTTTACTGACTACAGATAGCACCCCGAACATTATCGGAGGTGGAGACTATGAAAATGCCTGACAAAATCTTTTCGGCGGCCTCGTACTGCACGTCAGGCGGCCTGATATGCACCGGGCTGGCAAGGACCTATGACTGGTTTCATGGCCTTGACTGGAATTTTATTGCCCTGGCCAGTGGCGTGATAATCGGTGTAGCGACTTATCTGACCAATCTCTACTTTAAGCGCCGCTGGACGAAGATGTATCAGCAATCCCTCGATCGTGGCTATGGTGGCCCGCCACCGCAGGATGAATAGCGATGGCTAACCTGAAAACGAAACTCAGTTCGGCCATGCTGGCGCTTATCGCTGCTGGCGCTTCAGCTCCCGTTCTTATGGACCAGTTCCTGAATGAGAAAGAGGGCAAAAGCCTCACGTCATACCGCGATGGCGCCGGCATATGGACGATATGTCGTGGAGTTACCCAGGTAGATGGAAGACCTGTAACCCAGGGAATGAAGTTAACCCAGGCCAAATGCGATCAGGTTAATGCCGTCGAGCGCAATAAGGCGCTGGCATGGGTAGATCAGAATGTGCGTGTTCCTCTGACACCCCCTCAAAAGGTCGGGATTGCCAGTTTCTGCCCCTATAACATCGGGCCCGGTAAATGCTTTCCTTCCACCTTCTACCGCAAGCTGAATGCCGGTGACCGGAAAGGCGCCTGCGCTGAAATTCGCCGGTGGATTTTTGATGGCGGAAAAGATTGCCGCGTGCGTTCGAACAATTGTTACGGCCAGGTCTCTCGTCGTGATCAGGAAAGCGCACTGGCATGTTGGGGGATAGATGAATGAGCCGATTAGCAGCCATTATCAGCGCTGTTGTGATCTGCCTGATGGTTTGCCTTGGGTGGCTGGTAATGCATTACCACAACGCTGCTGCTGAGCAGAAAACCCGAGCCGATGGCGCCGAGCAGCAGGTAAACAGCACTCAGGCCATCACAGCCAACGTTCTTACCACCATGACCATATTCAATTCCATCGCGGAGGCCAACAAAAATGCCAAAGAGCAGATCGCACTGGACGCATCGGGAGCCGCGGCGGATATCAAAGTGGCTGTTGCGAATGATGATTGCGCTCCCGCTGGTATTCCTGCTGGCGCAGTTAAGCGGTTGCAGCAATACAAAGACAGTTTACGTCACCGTTCCGGTAGTGCCGCTACCCTCCAGCCTGACAGCTGAAACGCCTTATCCTGATATACCGGACAAGATGACGTGGGGCCAGAGCCTTGATTTAAACGTCAGTCTGCTATCAGCGCTGGGGCAGTGCAACCGGGATAAGGCCGACATACGTCGGTCTGAAATATTTAGAGGGAAAAATTAGTCATATCCGGCAGTTATTAAAATGCCATCTTTCTCCCCGTAAGTAGCGTGTCTATAATGCCTTTGCCGATTGGCTACAACATAAGGTGTGACATGAAAAACGGTATTTACTTCGTAACCTTCAGCAGCAATAACCATGATGTTGGACAAGGCACTGTAGTAGTAAAAGACAATGCCATCAACGGTGGTGATTTCGGGTTCACTTACCAAGGCCATATTCAGGGCGATACATTAGATTTGCATGTTTCTCAGCATAATCCTCAGGCGGTGAATGTCATTCAAGGTGTAAATGACTACACGATGGAAATGAGCATTGTAGAAGTGCAGGGGGGTTACCTTTTATCAGGGGCCGTTAAAGGAATTCCTCAAGCTCGGCTTAGGGTAAGTGCAAAATTCATTGGTGAGTTGGTTTAGAGAGTATTCTTTATCCCAAACCCGCTGCGGCGGGTTTTTTTATGGGCATTACAGAGCCACTTCCAGAGGTGGCTCGATAATGTCAAGGCGAGGACAAAATTATGGCAACACCGGACTGGGAGGCCATCGAATCGGCATACCGGGCCGGAGTCCTTAGTCTCCGTGATATAGGCGATAAATACGGCGTTACTGAAGGGGCTATCAGGAAGAGGGCTAAAAAGTTTGATTGGGTACGCAAGGCCAGTACGCAGGTACGCAAAAATGGTACGCAAAAGAGTAAGGCGCGTACCAGCGAAAAGCCTGCCAGCTCTGGCCGTACGCAACCAAAAGCCGAACCTCCACCAGATACGAAACCGATACGCGGGGTGCGTACCGATCCGCCGACTAACCCATTTCAACCCGGCAACCAGCAGGCGTTAAAACACGGTGGTTATGCCCGCCGTCTTCTGCTTAAAGATGAGGTCATTGAAGACGCGAAAGCGTTGACACTCGAAGACGAATTATTTCGCCTTCGGGCTAACAACCTTGTCGCCGCAGAGAATATTGGCCGGTGGTTGACCAAGCTGGATGATGCTGAAGGGGACCAGGAAAGAAAGGTGCTGATGGAAAATATCAGCGCCGCCGAGAAGGCGATGATGCGCAATACCGTTCGTATTGAGTCCATCGTCGGCACGCTTGCGACGGTAGGCAAAATATTTGCTGATACAGACTATCGCAAGGCTGCTACTGATAAGGTGTCGCTGGAGGCCGATCGTCTTCGCCGTGATGCTGGTATTGATGATGGCAACGGAGAGCGTGACCTCAATGACTTCTACTCTGACATCCAAACCGACGCTGAATCCGGTCCTGCGTAGCTTCTGGACGACGCAGGCGCGTAACAAAGTGCTTTATGGTGGCCGGTCATCGTCAAAGTCATGGGATGCTGCTGGCATCGCCATATTCCTGTCAAATAAATACAGCCTGCGCTTTTGTTGTGCGCGTCAGATCCAGAACAAAATTGAAGAGTCGGTGTATACCCTGCTCAAAATTCAGATTGACCGCTTTGGCCTGCGGCATCGTTTCCGCATTCTGAACAACAAAATCATTAACCGGGTGACCGGGTCTGAATTCGTGTTTTATGGGCTCTGGCGCAACATTGAAGAGATTAAGTCTCTGGAAGGTATCAGCGTTCTGTGGCTTGAAGAGGCCCACGCGCTGACGGAGTACCAGTGGAAGATACTGGAGCCTACCATCCGTAAAGAGGGCTCAGAGTGCTGGTTTATCTTTAACCCCGGACTGGTGACTGATTTCGTTTGGCGTAACTTTGTGGTCGATCCGCCAGAAGATACGCTGATACGCAAAATCAACTACGATGAAAACCCCTTTTTGTCCGACACGATGCTGAAGGTTATCGAAGCCGCTAAGCGCCGGGATCCGGATGGGTTTAAGCACGTCTACGAAGGCGTGCCAGAGTCGGATGATGATGCGGCCATTATCAAGCTGTCATGGATTGAGGCGGCTGTTGATGCCCACAAAATCCTGAATTTCGAGCCAAGCGGGCGTAAGCGTATTGGCTTCGACGTCGCCGATAGCGGCGCCGATAAGTGCGCTAACGTCTATCGTCACGGCTCCGTCGTGTATTGGGCGGATGAGTGGAAGGCGAAAGAAGACGAATTGCTGAAGAGCTGCCAGCGTACGTATCAGGCAGCACTGGAGCGCGATGCTGATATCGTCTACGACTCAATCGGCGTTGGGGCATCTGCTGGCGCGAAATTCTCAGAAATTAATGAGGATCGTAAGCGCGAAAACATGAATGCATCCCGCATCAATTATCAGCGATTCAATGCAGGCGCTGGTGTGAATGAGCCGGACTACGAATATAGTGGGATCCCGAACAAGGATTTTTTCGCCAACCTCAAAGCGCAAGCCTGGTGGCTGGTAGCGGATCGCTTCCGTAACACCTTCAACGCGGTAAAGAACGGCGAGCAGTACCCGGTAGATGAGCTGATTAGCATTGACTCATCCTGCCCGCTGCTGGAAAAGCTCAAGCTGGAACTTACCACCCCGCACCGTGATTTTGACAAAAACGGTCGCGTGATGGTGGAAAGCAAGAAAGACCTCGCCAAGCGTGACGTACCATCGCCGAACGTGGCCGACGCGTTCATCATGGCGTTTGCTCCAACCGATACGGCAATGGATATCTGGGAAGCGCTGGGAAACAGCTAAATACCTGGAAATAACCGTTTCACGCAAAATTCACGCTATTCATTTTTCGACCCTGTTTATGCATGTTTTATTCACGCGCTTTTAGCCACTTAACCCCGATAAATAAGCCTTTGGCGGACATTTCATCATGGGAGGGATCCGGCTGGTGCGGGTAACAGTCATTATGTTAAATCGGGTCGTTTTTTAACAAATTATCCTATCCGCCACGAGTACCAAAAAAGCCGGAGAATAGTCACCATGGCGAAGAAAACAGGACGAGTCGCCACGGCGGATTCGTACGATAACTTTGTTGCCCGTGTCGGTATGCAGCAGCCTAATCAGCATGCCGCATCGACCTACAGGGCGAACTATACCAGCCGCAACCGCCTGCTCATCGAGTGGGCTTATCGTTCCTCCTGGATTATTGGCGCCGCAGTCGATTCGAAAGCGGACGATATGACCAAAAAGGGCGTGCGGATCACCAGTGAGATTGACCCGAAACGTCGTGGCATTCTGGAATCACGGTTCGATGAGCTTCAGCTTTGGGATTGCATCAACGAGACGCTGAAATGGTCCCGGCTGTATGGCGGGGCGGTGGCACTGATTCTGATTGAAGGTCAGGCACCGCTGACGCCGCTGGTGCTGGATAAGGTTGGCAAGGGCAGCTTTAAAGGTCTGGCTGTACTTGACCGCTGGATGATTAACCCACAGCTCACCAGGCGCATTAAGGCACTTGGTCCTAACCTCGGCAAGCCTGAATTCTATGACATCGTGACAACGGCGCAGGGGCTGCCTGCGTGGACTGTTCACCACAGCCGCCTGATCCGCATGGATGGTGTGAAACTGCCGTATCAGCAGAAAATCACCGAAAACGAATGGGGGATGTCCATTGTCGAGCGCATCTTCGATCGCCTGACTTCCTACGATAGCACCAGCGTCGGCGCCGCCCAGCTTGCCTACAAGGCACATCTGCGAACGGCAAAGATTAAAAAGCTGCGTGAAATTATCGCCACAGGCGGTAAAGCGTTTGAGGCGCTTATCAAGAATATGGAGATGGTCCGCCAGTACCAGACGAACGAGGGTATGTCCCTGTTTGATTCGGAGGACGAATTTGAAACACATTCCTATTCTTTCGCAGGGCTGTCTGACCTGCTTAGCGAGTTTAAAGAGGATATCGCGGGTGCTGTTGGCATTCCTCTTGTCCGTCTGTTCCGCCAGTCACCGAAGGGTTTTTCAACCGGTGACGCTGACCTCGCGAACTACTACGACGACGTGGGAGCGCTTCAGGAGCGAGATTTACGGCCTCACATCCGCCTGTTATTCGATGTACTGCATCGCTCAGAGTTTGGCGAGCCGTTGCCGCAAGATTTCACCTTTGAGTTTAACCCCCTGTGGCAGATGAGCGACACCGATCGCTCCACGGTGGCAACCAACACAACTACCGCTCTTGCAACCGCGGTGCGTGATTTGGGCATGTCGCCGGCTGCTGCTCTGACTGATTTGCGCGAGCTGTCTGACGTTACCGGCATCGGTGCTTCAATTAGCGATGAGGATATCCAGAATGCGGCGAAACAGTGGCAGGAGACTGAATCTGAAACCAGCCCTCCGCCGCCGATCGGAGGTCCAGTATCAGAAAAGCCTACTGGCGATAGTCGACCAGATAAATCAAATCGTCACGGGTTCCTACGATGGTTCACAGGCAAGCGCTGAGAGCATTGCTAAATCGCTTGTTGACTACTCCGGGGTGATCGACGACTGGGCCGAAATGGTCGGTCGAAAGATGTTTGCCCAGGTGGAGCGTGAAGAGTGGAATCAGTGGCGCTCTGTTTCGGAAGAAATATCCGCTGGTCTGCGTGACGTGATTGGTAACACTCCTGTCGGCATGGTGGCGCAAGACATCGTTTACCGACAGATTCGCTACATGAAGTCTCTGCCATTAGAGGCGGCCGGACGTGTCAGGGAAATTCAGGAGCGTGCGATACAGGCTGTCATCCATGGTGAGCGCCCCGATCAGCTTTACGAGATGATCATGCAATCCGGTGACGTGGCGGCCAGCAGGGCGCGGATGATAGCCCGCACAGAGATAGGGCGCGCAACTGGCGCACTGACCCAGGCACGGGCTCTGGCAGTTGGATCAGAGGGATACTGGTGGCGCATTGAAGGTGCAGGCACCAGGCCCTCACACCGAAAAATGAAAGATAAGTTTGTGCGCTGGGATAGCCCGCCAACGCTCGATGGCATGACTGGACACGCCGGGTGCCTGCCTAACTGCAAGTGTTGGTCGGAAGTGCAAATACCTGACCCTGTAAAATAACAGGCCGCCAATGAGCGGCCTTTTCAATGCCCGCAATTCAGCAGGTAACCCATGAAATATTTCTTTAAAACCCGCCTGGGTAATACCCGCTTTCAACTTGCTGATGGGTCTGTCCTGTTTAAGGACGTCCCGATCGCAAGGACTGGTGAGCAGGAGTACGACGCCACAGAGCGGCCTGAGCTTGTCCCAAACGACAGAGGGAAGGTCATCGTACGCCGGATGCCAGAAGAGGTGTTCAGCGAGCGAGCCATGGCGTCATTCGAAGGAATGGCAGTCACTATCGGCCATCCGCGAGATTTTGACGGGCAGATCATCTTTGTTACCCCTGATAACTGGCGCCAGCTGGCTCACGGGCACATCCAGAACGTACGACGTGGCACGGACGATAAAATCGATCTGCTGCTGGCTGATGTCATCGTCAAAACCCCGGAAGCCCTGCAGGCCATTGATGATGGTGATGACGAGGTCAGCTGCGGGTACGACGCCGATTACGAACAGATTTCACCTGGTCTCGCAAAGCAATCTGCGATTACCGCTAACCATCTGGCCCTTGTCCCTAACGGGCGGGCCGGTTTCCGTTGTGCAATAGGGGATTCTATGCCAAGCACTACTAAAAACTGGTTTACCCGGCTCCTGAAGGCCCGTAAAACCGGGGACGCTGCCGAAATGGCAAGTCTCATTGATAACCCGCCTGATGATGTCACGGGCGATAACGATGTATCGACCTCTATGACACCCGGCGGAGTGGTCATCAACCTTGCACCGCAAAATCCGCTTCCCGGCCCGGCATTGCCTGGTACTGGCGATGGTGAGGAAGAAATTCCTGCATGGGGTAAGGCGCTGATTGAGGCGGTGGCCAAACTCACGCCTGCGGCAGCTGCTCCTGGTACCGGCGATGCCGAGGATGAAGAGGAGAAAAAGGAAGAGGAGGGTAAGGTTACCGGCGATGCCGCTTATCGTGCCGATCTGATTCAGCCAGGCATCCAGTTGCCAGAAAAGGCGAAGCCGACAGCATTCAAGCGCCAGGTGCTTGCCTCTGCCGATCAATCTCTGGTTCGCTCTATTGTCGGTGATGCCGATATCAGCAAGCTGAAAAAAGCCACGGTAGATATGGCTTTCACGGCTGTTTCTGAGCTGGCGAAAAACCGCAATACCAAAACCGTCGACAGCCTGCAAACGCAGACTGCCACCACTGTTAAAACCATTGCCGGTATGAATCAGGCCGCGCAGGAATTCTGGTCTAAACGAGGCTAACTAATGGGTAATACATTTCTTTACCGGATGCCAGCGGGCATCGCCGGGGCAATTTCTCGTCCGCAGGATCTGACGGTTGAACCTCAACTGCTGGACTCCTCCAACCTTTTCCCCGCTTACGGCCTTGGCGGCAAGATTTCCTCCGGGAAATTTGTGCCAATCGCTGCGAGCGATACAGCGTCGGTGCTGGTGGGCATTTATGTTCGTCCGTATCCGACCGCCAGCCAGCCGGATAAAGTCCAGCAGGTAGGCAGCGGTAAAAACTTCACCGGCGATTGCCTGGTACGTGGTTACGTCACGGTAAACATCGGCGCGGATGCATCCAGCGTTGCTCTGCATGGCCCGGTCTACATGCGAGTGGCCACACCATCCGCCTCAAGCCCTCTCGGCGCGTTCCTTGCCGCCGCTGATGGCTCGAATACCGTCCAGATCACTAACGCTTACTTCAATGGCCCTGGCGACACCAGCGGCAACATTGAGCTGGCCTTCAATATTTAAGGAAATCGCAAATGCCAATGACATTTGACCAGGCGACAGTCGACGGCACTGGTGCCTTTCTTGTCCATGAGCTGGAGCGTCTCGATCAGACACTGAATCTGCCGCTGGTGAATTTCACCTGGTCGCGCGATATCCAGTTGCGTGAAGACGTGTCTATTGCTGATGAGATCAGCTCGTTCACTAACACCACTTTTGCTGCTGCCGGTACGCCGAATGCTAACGGTAAAAACTGGCTTAGCAAAGCCGCGACCGCGATGGCTGGACTTAACGTCGACATCGCAAAAACTGGCTTCCCGCTCACACTGTGGGGTATGGAGCTTGGCTGGACCGTTCCTGAATTGCAGGCAGCTGCGCAGGTTGGTCGCCCGATCGACACGCAGAAGTACGACGGCATGCAGCTGAAGTGGAACATGGACACGGACGAGCAGGTTTATATCGGCGATTCCGGTCTGAACGTTAAAGGCCTGCTGAACCTGACGCAGGTAACGCCGACCAACGCCGCGAAGACCTGGGCGACCTCCACCGCTGACGAAATCCGGGCGAGCATTAATGCCGGGTTGAGTGCTGCGTGGGCCAACTCAGCTTACTCCATGGTACCGACGGACATGCTGATCCCGCCGGAGCAGTTCTCTCTGCTGGCAAGCACCATCGTATCCAGCGCTGGTAACCAGTCCCTGCTGACCTATCTGGAAACCAACACCATCGCATACCACCAGAACGGGCGTCCTCTGAACATCCGTCCGGTGAAATGGGCGAAAGGTCGTGGCGTGTCGAACTCTGATCGCATGATGTTCTACACCAACGACAAGAAATACGTTCGCTTCCCGATGGTTCCGCTGATGAGCGTGCCGATCCAGTATCGCGGCCTGTATCAGCTCGTAACCTATTACGGCAAGCTGGGTGCAGTAGAGCCGGTTTATCCGGAAACTCTGGCCTACGTCGACGGCATCTAACCTGCGGCGGCCCGAAAGGGCCGCTCATGAGGACTTGCAATGAAAAAGATTTACGTACTCTCCCCGTTTAACTTCAACGACGGCAAAGAGCAAAAGCATTTCCCGGTTGGCTTCCACGACGTCGATGACACGGTTGCTGATCACTGGTTCGTAAAAGCGCACTGTTCTCCGGATGGCGAAGCGCCAGCGGTCGCAGAAGACCCGCGCATTGCTGAGCTGGAAGCAAAAATCGCCGAGAAAGACGCGCGTATTGCTGAACTCGAAGCGCAATTGCCGGAGACTACCAATAATGGCAAGAAATCAAAGTCTGCCGACGCCTGAGCAGTTCAGGGCAACCTTTCCGCAGTTCGCTGACGATACAAAGTACCCCACGCCAATGATTCAGGCTCGACTGAATCTTGCTGATGCCATGCTGAGTGAGTCGCGCTTTGGCGTGGATATCTTTCCCTACATCGTCGGGCTGTATGTTGCGCACTACATGTACCTTTACGCCGCCGATATGCGTGGTGTAGCTGTGGGTACTGCTGGTGGCATAAATAGCGGCATACAGACCGCGAAATCAGTGGATAAGGTTTCAGCCAGTTATGACGCAAGCGCAACCCTGGACCCTAATGCCGGTTTCTGGAACAACTCCCGTTACGGATCGGAGTTCTGGGAATACCTGATGATGTTTGGTGCCGGTGCGGTTCAACTGGGGACGCCGGAATGAAAAGCGGGCTCACAATTCGGGAAGACAATTACAGCAGCGTTCTGGATGCGCTGAAGCAGCTGTCAGGCACTGATGTGCTGGTTGGTATCCCGGCAGGTCCTCCGCGCGATGATGCGCCGCTGAGCAACGCTGAGCTGGGGTATCTCCAGTCCACCGGGGCAACCGTAGAGATAGACGGTGAGACCGTTACTCTGCCGCCAAGGCCATTTCTGGACATGGGTATTGAGGATTCCCGGGATAAAACGACAGAGCGTTTAAAGCTGGCCGCTCAGTCTGCGCTTGAAGGTAAGGCAGATGTGGCGTCGATGCATCTTGAAGCCGCAGGCCAGATTGCGCGTGATGCCTCAAAGGCTGTCATTGAGGCAGGCGATCGTCTGACCCCACTATCTGAAAAAACCATCAAGAAGCGCAGAGAAATGAAGCCTCCCATTCCAGGCGATAAGCCGTTGCGTGCCCGCGGATTCCTGTTCAGAGCGATTCAGTATGTCGTGAGGAAAGAATAATGCCGTTTCTCGATGTGACGGATGTTCTGCTTGATCCGGACTTTGTCGACCTGTCTCTGGTGTGTTATCGACAGGTGCAGACAGTGGACGAAGATAATTTTCCAACCAATACCGTGCAGGCTATTCCGTTCTCTGGTGTCGTAACCGTCGACCGTTCACTGGAAGCGAAGCGTATGGCCGCCGGACAGAACATCAACGGGGCCATTCTCATCGTGACGCAGTTCAGGCTGACTCAGGGGCAACCCGGATTAGATGCCGATATCGTAACCTACCGCGGGCGAGATTATCGTGTGACGTTTGTCGACCCGTATACGGCGTACGGTGCCGGGTTCGTTCAGGCGCATTGCGAGCTTCTGGAATTCGACGGGGGAACGCCAATTGAGTAACGACAGCACAACGGCGGGATATCTGACCCCCGTCGGTGATTCACCGCCCTACGATGAGGATCTGGAACGGCTAATCAGCCGCTGGATACGGGGTGTGACAGGGCTGGCTGCCACGCTGGTTTACCCACGCTGGACTGACCCGCAAAAGCAGATACCCAAAAACGGCACCACCTGGTGCGCGTTCGGTATCACCGGCATTCAGGAGGACTTCAACCCGGCGTACGTGCAGGGCGAAGAGAACACCGAACAGTGGTCGCATGAGACCGTGAGCCTGATCTTGTGCTTCTATGGCCCGCAGGGGCTGGCAATGGCCACGCGCTTTCGTGACGGTCTGCTGGTCTCGCAGAACAATGACGAGCTCAACCGCTCTGGCCTGACATTTCTGCAGCATGGGCGGATCCTCAATCTGCCCGAACTCATCAATAACCAGTGGGTGCGCCGGTACGATATCAGCGTTGACCTGCGCCGCAAAATCATCCGCCAGTACGGCATTCAATCGCTGGTCGACGCGCCAGTGCAATTTTTTGGAGATTAAAACATGGCACAGGGCTTACCTGTTTCCAATGTCGTTAACGTTGACGTCATCATGTCACCGGTAGCGGCAACGGGGCGAAACTTCGGTGCGCTCCTCATTCTGGGAACCTCTACCGTTATTCCGGTTACCGAGCGCATTCGCCAGTATTCGGCCATTGAAGATATCGGCGATGATTTTGGCGCTGACTCCCCGGAATACGAAGCAGCGACCATCTTCTTTTCACAATCACCAAAACCCACGCTGGTCTATATCGGCCGTTGGGCGAAGACGCTGGCGGAAGGAGAGGCCGGGGCGGTGGAAACCTTGCTACAGGCCGTTAATGCCTGCCTTCAGTATACCAACTGGTACGGGCTGGCAATTGCCGACAGCGCCGATCTGGTTGAGGCTGACGTGATTTCCGTTGCTGCTGCTATTGAGGCATCCAGCTTAAGCCGCATTCTGGCCGTTACCACTGCTGATGTGAATGTGCTGGTCTCGGGGAATACCGACAACATCGGCTATAAGCTGAAAGCCGCCGGCTACAGCCGTACGTTCTGGCAGTACAGCTCCAGCAGCAAATACGCCGCTATCTCGGCATTTGGCCGTGCGTTTACGGTGAATTTCACCGGCAACAACACCACGATCACCCTGAAGTTCAAAACCGAGCCGGGCGTGACGCACGAAACGCTGACGACCGCACAGGCGTCCGCTATTGATGCTATTAACGGTAACGTCTACGTCTACTACGCCAACGATACAGCGATTATCCAGCAGGGTGTGATGGCGAACGGTGATTTCTTTGATGAGCGGCATGGCCTGGACTGGCTGCAGAACTACGTTCAGACCAATCTCTATAACCTGCTTTACACCTCGGCCACCAAAATCCCGCAGACCGACGCAGGCGTAACCCGGTTAATGACCAACGTCGAAGCCTCACTGGATCAGGCGGTAAATAACGGCCTCATTGCTCCGGGTGTCTGGAACGGTGGCCCGATTGGCCAGATTGAATCCGGGGATACCCTGACCAAGGGTTACTACGTCTACGCCGACGCGGTAGCTAACCAGGCTCAATCCGACAGGGAAGCGCGTAAGTCGCCGGTAATTCAGGCGGCGATCAAGCTGGCTGGCGCTATTCATTATGGCGACGTGCAGATCAACGTGGTCCGTTAAGGGGAACTAAATGTCTACTTACTCTTTTATTGACGTCTCTGCATCCCTGACGGGCCCGACCGGCAGTATCGATCTGGGTTACGGCTCGGCGAACTCCGAAGAGGGGATCACCGTAGTCATGGCAGAGGCAAAAAACACCATGACCGTAGGCGCCGACGGGGAAGTGATGCACAGCCTTCACGCCGGTAAGAGCGGCACCATCACGGTAACGCTGCTTAAGACCTCCCCGGTCAACAAAAAACTGTCTCTGATGTACAACGCACAGAGCCAGTCTTCAGCCACCTGGGGTAACAACGTCATCGTAGTGCGAAACAAAGTCTCTGGCGACATCTCGACAGCGCGTTCCTGCGCCTTCCAGAAACAGCCGGATCACGCCAACGCAAAGGTTGGTAACACAGTGTCGTGGGTTTTTGACTGCGGCAAGATTGACCAACTGCTGGGGGAGTTTTAACAGATGGAATTTGAAATCAAAGGGGTTAATTACCGAACCGCCAAACTTGACGTATTCCAGCAACTGAAGGTCAGCCGTAAGCTGCTGCCGGTGCTGGCCGGGCTCGTTAGTGAATTTTCCACGCTGAAAGCGCAGGCCGCTGCGGGTAACTCTGGTGCAGTGCTGGAAAGCGTACTGCCGAAAATTGCCGATACGCTGGCCGCGCTGCCGGATGAGGACGTTAACGCGGTGATTTATCCGTGCCTGAGCGTCGTTTCCCGCCAGCACGAAAAGGGCTGGACGAAGGTGTTCGATCAGGGCGTACTGATGTTCGACGATACGGACCTGTTTACCATGCTGCAGCTGGTGGCGCGGGTGGTCGCCGATAGTCTGGGAAATTTTTTGAAAGAACTCCCCGCCAGCGAGACGTCCACCCCGCCAGTGGCCTGACGCTGGAAACTCTTCCTGAAGGCGAAAGCTTCCTGATGCGCCCGGTTGATGCCGGATACATCACTTACACCGCACTTAAAGACGGCTCGGTCGACCTGGCCGATGTTGCCCGCATGAATGACTGGCTGGACCTAAAAGCCGATAACGAATACCGCATAGCGAAATGGAGAGAGGACAATGAACGCTGAAACGCTCAAGGACTTTCTGATCTCGCTTGGGTTTAACGTTGATGAGGCCGGTGCTAAAAAGTTCGATGCTGTAGTGGCGGGTACGACGCTGAAAGCGATTGAGCTAGGCGTCAAGGTCGAAGCGGCAGCGCTTTCTGTTGTCGCGTTCACCGCCAAAATAGCCAGCAGCCTCGACAACCTCTATTGGGCCTCTCAGCGCACCGGAGCGACGGTAGAGGGCATCAAGCAAATCGGGTATGCAGTTAGCCAGGTAGGCGGCAGCGCCGACTCAGCGCGTGGATCGCTTGAGAATCTGGCACGGTTTATCCGCAATAACCCAGGCGCGGAAGGTTTCCTGAACCGGCTGGGGGTTCAAACGCGTGATGCCAGCGGCAATATGCGGGACATGGCGACGATCTTTACCGGCGTCGGCCAGCGTCTTAGCAGCATGCCGTATTACCGCGCGAACCAGTACGCTCAAATGCTGGGTCTGGATGAAAACACCCTGATGGCAATGCGTCGCGGTATCGGCCAGTTTAGTGGCGAATACACCGCGATGGCGAAGGCGATCGGCTATAACGCCGATGTGGCCGCCGTCAGCTCTAATAAATTCATGACCTCGCTGCGCTCCTTTGGGCTGATGGCAGGCATGGCGCGGGATAAAATAGGCTCCAGCCTCGCTGATGGCCTTGCTGGCTCTCTGGACAGGCTGCGTCGACAAATTCTGGAAAACTTCCCGAAAATTGAAGGCGCAATAACCGGTACCGTGAAAGGAATTCTCTGGGCTGGTGAGATGGTAGGCAGGGTAATTTACCGCCTTATTCAGGCCGCCAGTGATATCCGGGCCTGGTGGATCGGGCTGGATAGCGACACACAAAAGCTTATTCAGACGCTTGGTGGCTTGCTTGTAGCCTGGCGATTGCTGAATGCGGCAATGCTTGCCTCTCCGATTACCTGGGTGCTGGCGCTCGCAGGCGCCATCCTGGTGCTGTACGACGATTACAAGACCTGGAAGGAAGGCGGTAAAAGCCTCATCGACTGGAAGTCGTGGGAACCGGCGATAACTCTGGCGCTTAACGCCATTGAAAAACTATGGACTGGTGTGAAGCGCCTTAAAGATGAGCTGATTAAGCTTTTCGGTATCGACCCTAAAACATGGTCGATTAAGTTCGAATTCGACAGTCTGAAGAAGCAGTTCAATGAGCTGAACAAGATGCTGGATACCATAGGCAAGCTTCTCAATGCGATTGATGAAGGTCGCTGGTCAGACGCGGCAGCTTACGCCAGACAGCTGCTGAATCAGGGCGGCGAGCCGACACCATCAAACGCGGTGACAGACAGCGCCAATAGAGCTGCGGACTGGATTCAGAATAAAACCGGGTTTGACCCTCGCAGTATTGGTCAAGCCGTTACTGGCTGGTTTGGCGCTGACGCTACTCAATACGGGCAGTCTGTTAAACGACCTCAGGCCACTAAAGCAGGCGCTCAGTTGCTGGGCTGGATGGCTCCGATGATGGGTAAGCTGGAAGCGCTGTACAACCTCCCTGCGGGCCTGCTGCGTAGCGTAGCCCTTACAGAGTCTGGCGGTAACCAGTTCGCTGTTTCTGGTGCTGGCGCACAGGGATTGTTCCAGTTTATGCCTGGAACCGCTCGGGATATGGGGCTACGCGGGAATGATGTCTTCGACCCGATCAAGTCAGCGGAAGCAGCGGCGCGATATCTTTCGATGCTCCTGCAGAAGAACGGCGGTGATCTGAATAAAACTCTGGCCTCCTATAACTGGGGCATCGGTAATGTGCAGAAGTACGGCATGGCGCTGATGCCGCAGGAAACCAGGCAATATATCCCGAAAGTGTTGAGCAATATGCCGGGGGCTGGGGCGACATTGAACCAGAATACCGTTATCAACATTTCTGGTGTCAGCGATCCGAGAGAGGCGGGGAAAATCGTCTCTGAAAGCCAGGGCAACGTTAATGCACGCGCTACCCAGCAACTAACCCGGGGGCCGAGCTGATGGATATTCTTTCAACCATTTTCCAGCAGCGGAGCCGCCGTATTGGTCTGATGATACCCGATGTGGTGGTTTCAGAGCGTCATAGCGATGCTCTGGAGGTGACAGAGCATCCAGTTGAAAGGCCTACAAGCGCAGGCACAGGGTTCATTGCAGACCATGCGTATCGGCGCCCGTCAGAAGTCGTTATGGAGATAGGCTTTGCTGGTGGTGGTTCCTTGCTGGATTTTTATGATACAGCAGGCATCGGGCTGTCTACGCCCCTTAACAACATGGGGCCTAAGGAAGTCTATGCTGAGCTGCTCAAAATGCAGCAGGAAAGGCAATTGCTTGATGTGACCACCGGGAAACGTCTTTATACCAATATGGTGATCCGCTCTCTGGATGTGACGACCGAACGTACCAGCGAAAACGTACTGATGGCGACAGTTACACTGAGGGAAATAATCACCAGCCAAACGCAGACAGTCAGCGTGGCAGCGAAGGAAAATATGAAAGAGGGGGTAAACACGTCAGCGGTGCAAAATTCAGGAGTAAAGACGCCGACTCCGAAAGATGAGTCGCTACTAAGCCGGTTTGTCGGCTTCATCTCGGGAGGTTAAATGGCTGTTTCAGAAATCCCTCTGTCACCAGAAAACCAGCGATTCTCCATATCTGTGGCAGGTCAAAGTCTGCAAATGGCTGTCACCTGGCGTGCTGCTTTCTGGTGTCTGGATATCATGGACAGTACCGGGGCCGACCTGATAAAGGGGATCCCGCTTATCACCGGCGCCAACCTGTTGGCGCAGTATCGCTATCTCGGGCTTGGCTTTTCGCTCTATGTCAATTGCGACGACCCGGCAAATGATAATCCAACCCAAACAGACCTCGGCATTAAAAGCCATCTCTACGCAGTAACGGAGTGATTATGTCTCAGAACTGGATGCGGCACTTTGAGCTGCAGCTTATTGATGATAAGGGTGATGGGATTTCGCTGTCGGATTTTAAGGTGACGTTTAATATCCAGAAGATGCCCGCGACTATCTTTAACGGATTCGTCGGTAACTTCAAAATCTACAATCTGTCGCCGGAGACTCAAAACCGGATCATGGGTAAAGAGTTTACTCGTGTAAGGGCTATTGCCGGGTATAACGGCACAGCAGATAGCAGCGGCAACTATCCTGATAAAAATGTGGGGATCATCTTTAACGGTGATATTCGCTTTACCGTCACCGGCAAAGATAACGTCACCGATAGTTGGGTGCTTATCCAGTGTATTGATGGCTGGGAGGGGCATCTCAACGCCAGCGTGAAAACGACAGTGTCGGCAGGCTGGAAGCATGCTGACCTGTTTGATTTGGGTATGCAGTCCCTTAGCCCTTATGGCATTACAGAGGGAAGCAGGCCGGATTTTGGTCCAACTGTATTCCCCCGCGGCCGCACTATTTATCAGAACACTGGACGCCTTATGTACAGCCTTGCAGGGCAGTGCAAGGCTAACTGGTGGTACGAAAACAACCAGGTGCATATCGTTCCTGATGATAAGTACATACAGGAAGCGATTGTGCTGAACGCCAATACGGGCCTGATCGGTATGCCTCAGCAGACGATGGGCGCCGGGGTAAATGTGCGCTGTCTGATAAACCCGAATATTAAGCTTGGGGGGCTTATCAGGCTGGATCAGGCTTCTGTATATCGTCAGGCTCTCGGTAATGATCAGGTTGGTCAGTCACCAGGTCTATTAGGCGAAAGTACCACAGACGGTAACATCTATGTCGATGGGCTTCCCGGGTCGCAGCTGGCGGCAATCAATACCGACGGTGATTACATTGTCGGCAGCATTGACTATACTGGCGATACTCGCGGGCAGGCGTGGTATATGGACCTGCTGTGTCTGGCGAAAGGGGCTAGAGAACTGCAAAGCCTGAGCACTTTAAACAAGGTTGGCTGATGAAAAAATTAGGAATATTTTTGGTCTTTGGGGTGTTTTATTCCTGCGGAGCTTTTTCTGCCACTCAATGCGGACCTTTTTTCTTAAAGGGCGAAAGCGATGGGTTGATGCATATCAACGGACAAGCCCCTGAAACGCAGAAAATGACCTTCCTCAAGCAAAAAGACGACTTCGATAACGTCATGATGCAATGGATGCTCCCAGACGCCAAAACAGGGCGTTGGCTAGGTCTCGACTACGTTAAGCGCAACAATAAGGCCATCCTCAACGTCGAAGTGATCCGCAAGAACATGGACGAGCCCAGAGAGTTCTGGACGTACGACTGTCGGAAGGTGAAGTAATCTGGTTGCTCGCTATTTTATGTGCTTAAAGGCAGGGTAGGTAAGCGTTATGTCAAATTTTCTCACCGGTGTAAAAATTGATCATCCGCCTATCCCTTGCGAAGACCTGAAATGTGAACAGGAGAGAACGGGGGATATTTTTATTAATTACCCCGTTAATGGAGAAAGATTTTCCCCAGAAAATCCCGCCGACAATGCATTTAACGTTAAAACACCAAGCGGTAGTGATTAAGCTCATTTAATCCCCTAATCTGTTTCAAAAACAGGAGGGGAAATGAACGCTTACGACTACAAGAAAGCAGTTTACCGGATAGCAAGGCATGAGGCTGGTCATTGGCTTGCAGCCTACATCTTGGGATGGGATCCAAAAAAAATTGAACTAAAAGTTCCCAGCTCGGAAAATAGTCATTATGGCTATGCGTTATGCGCCTATAAAGTAAATTTAGAGACTATATGTGATGTCAGAGATTACGCTCGTGGCAGAGTTAAGGTGCTCTATTGTGGTGCATATGCTGATGGTTATGATGGATATAATTTTGACTATGAAAGAATAGGGCGTGAGATGGGGCGCACAGGTGGTGCGTATTCTGATTTTTGGAAAGCCGAAGAGATATATTTCTTTTATTATAATTGCCTTGAGAGTAAAGGTGATTGGGAGTACGAATTTAATCCTATTGTGAACGACGTTAAATTGTTAGTCAGAATGCATCATGACTTCCTTGATTCTGTTGGAAATTATGCAAAAGATAAAGCTTTGAACATCGGTGATGTTATAGAGATAACTCCTGATACTCTCAAAACCTTGTTCATAGAAAGTAAGATAAGACTCCCTTCTTATTAGCTTATAGTTAAGAAGCCCGCTCCGGCGGGTTTTTTAATGCCGGAGTAAACCAAATGCCCGTAGCACTAAACTCCCAGCTCGGCAGTAAAGAGCAGGCAGACGCACAACTGGCGCAGGCGATCATGTCTGCAATGCGCGTCTCCATGCCTGGCATCATTCAGTCGTTTGATCCGGATGCTGTCACCGCTGTTGTTCAGCCAGCCATTAAAGGCGCAGAGAAGGACGAATCCGGCGCCCAGGTATCGGTAAACCTCCCACTGCTGGTGGACGTTCCTGTCGTTTTCCCTCGTGGCGGAGGCTGTACGCTGACTTTTCCTGTTAAGCCTGGTGATGAATGCCTTGTTATCTTTGCAGACCGCTGTATCGATTTCTGGTGGCAAAGTGGAGGTATTCAGGAGCCAGTAGACGAGCGCATGCATGATTTGTCGGATGCCTTCTGCATTGTCGGCCCTCAGTCTCAGGCGAAAAAAATCGGCGGTATCAGCACCAGTGCGGTAGAGCTGCGCAGCGATGACGGGGAAACAAAGTTGAGCCTTAATCCTGCCAGCGGAGCTATCAACGGCACGGCGCCGGGAGGTTTTAACCTGAACGGGCTTAAAATTCTTTCGGACGGCCGCCTGCAGCTGGTGGATGGCTCAATCGTTGATAAGCATACGCATGGTGGCGTTGAACCTGGTGGCAGCAGTACAGCACCACTCGGAGGATGATATGCGATACCGTCGAGAAGATGACGATGGGGATTACACCTTCGGTCAGGGCGATGATACCTGGCTGGTTAACTCCCCCGAGGCTGTCGCGCAGGCCATAAAAACTCGCTTTCTGCTTTGGTACGGACAGTGGTTTCTGGACACCACAGAAGGTACGCCATGGATTCAGTCCGTTCTGGGTAAGCAAAAGCCGGATACCTACAACCTCGCTATCCGTAAGCGGATCCTCGAAACGCAGGGGGTTAGCTCAATCACTGCATTTAATACCACTGTTGACGGTACCACGCGCCGTGTAACGTTCACTGCGACGGTGGAAACCATCTACGGGACAACCACAGTAACTTCGGAGGCGTAATGTCTTTGGACCTCGACACGCTCGGCTTATCGGCAACGGTAACCGCTGAGGGGATAAGTGCGCCCGACTACCAGACCGTTCTGGACACCATCACTGGTTATTTTCAGCAGATTTATGGCAGTGATGCCTATCTTGACCCGGACAGCAAAGACGGCCAGATGGTCGCTCTGGTGGCTCTGGCCATTCACGATGCCAACAACACGGCCATTTCCGTTTACCGGTCATTTTCTCCGTCGACGGCGCTGGACGATGCATTAACCAGTAACGTCAAAATTAACGGCATCACTCGCCGTGCTGCGACAAACTCTACGGTAGATGAGCTGATCGAAGGTGAGGCCGGAACGTTGATCACAAACGGGTCTGTGAAAGATGCCAACGGTATCATCTGGAATCTTCCTGCTCAGGTGACAATTGGTATTGATGGGACGGTTATTGCTACAGCGACGTGTTCTGTTGCTGGTGCTGTGGCCGCCCCTGCCGGGTCAGTCAATAAGATAAACACCCCGACACGTGGTTGGGTATCAGTAACTAACCCGCAAGCGGCTACGGTAGGCGTTGCTGCCGAAACAAATGCTGAATTGCGTGTCCGGCAATCACAGAGCGTTGCTTTACCGTCTCTGACGCCGTTTGAGGCGGTAGATGGCGCGATAGCAAATATCAGCGGCGTAACGCGACACAAGCTGTATGAGAACGATACAGATACCACTGATGCAAATGGCCTGCCTCCGCACTCAATCGCCGCCATTGTAGAAGGTGGTGATGCGACGGTCATTGCAAACAGCATTCGTGGTGTGAAAGGGCAGGGCGTAACACCCTACGGTAGTACGGTGATTGTTGTGCCTGATAAGTACGGAAACCCTCACTCGGTAGGTTTTTCAAGGCCGGTCGATGTACCCATTTACGTCAAAATCACTATCGAACCTCTTACGGGCTACACATCCCAGGTTGGCGAAGAGATAAAGGCGGCTGTATCTGCCTACATTAACTCACTGGCAATCGGCGCCAGCGTTCTTCTCAGTCGCGTTTACTCACCGGCTAACCTTGGTGTTGTCAGTGGTGGTAATGCCAGGTATTACGACATTACCGAGTTGCTGATCGGGACGTCTGCCGGTGGCGTAGCCGCGGCAAACGTGGATATTGCCTTTGACCAGTCAGCATCCTGCGCCGTCAGCAATATTAATCTGGTGGTCTCATGAGCAGATACACTGACCGCATAACAAACTACCACGCCGGTAAACCAAAGTTCTTTGCCCACGTCGACCTATCCACCAGGCCACTGAGTGATGTTTCCGATGCCATGTCACGGCTAATACCCGATTTTGATATTGATACCGCCGTAGGCGTGCAACTCGACGTTGTGGGTGAATGGGTTGGGCGCTCCCGGCGCGTAGCCACACCGGTAACCGGGATTTATTTTTCGTGGGACACCGAGCGGGTTGGCTGGGACCAGGGGGTCTGGCAGGGCCCATATGACCCAAACGACGGTTTTATCGATCTAAGCGATGAAATATATCGGCTAATGCTGAAGGTGAAAGTGGCGATAAACAACTGGGATGGACAGAACGACTCGCTTCCTCCAATTCTTGATACCGCCCTTGCCGGGTCCGGGATCCGAATGGCTATTGTCGACAACCAGGATATGTCGATTTCTATCTGGATACTCGGTGACCCATCGGTAGCCCTAAGTGAAATAGACCGGTTAATTCTGGATAGCGCCGTCAATAAAGGCCCCTTTATCGCATTACCGGCAGGTTACGTACCATCGCGCTATGACATTAACCCAATTGACCAGGTTAACAGCGAACTATGGTGGGCTATTCAAAACGGTTATATGACGGTTAAGGCCGCCGGAGTTCGTGTCCGTGAAATAGAGACCGTCAGTGATGGTTATCAGTTTTTTGGCTTCGATATCGAAAATGACTATATCGCTGGTTTCGACCGCGGGTCATGGGGAGAGAGATTTTAATGGCGACTAACGATTTTAAACCCTTCGCTACTGGTAGCGGGGCAAACGTATTATCACAGGCTGATTATGAAGCGCTATCTGCACTGGCATCAGGATTTCTTTCCGGCAAAGCCTCGTCAGCACAAGTAAATAAAGCACTACGGCAATCCTCTACAATTGCTGCCGTCCTTGCGCAATTCATGGCGGATAGCACAGGAAGCGATGTCCTGGATAATGGAAACATTGCCACGTTACTAAATATTCTCAAGTCCGCACTTAATAATCAGGCAGAAGGACGCCTGCTCCGCATTCAGGTTTTTACCGCTAGCGGAGCATGGGTAAAAACTGCTGGCACTAAAAAAGTCAGAATCAAGGCATGGGGTGCAGGCGGGGGTGGGAAGGGAACGGACACAGCAGGGACGGGGGCATCAAGTGGCGCAGGTGGGGCTTATGTAGAGGGCTTGTATGATGTAAGTAGCATCACTGGAGCAAATATTGTTATCGGTGCTGGTGGCGCTGCTGTTGTGGCAGGAAATTCCGGAAACGGTGGCGATGGTGGTGATACTACCATTGTTGATCTTGGCATTTCTGCAGGCGGTGGGAAGGGCGGCAATTCAACGGGTAATTCTGCTGGAGGTACTCCCGGCGCGCCCTCTGTAGGGACTATTTTTTCAGTGGTCGGGCAAGGTGGCCAGGGGGCGGTCGGCGCCTTGGGCGGTGTGGGTGGAGCGTCTCACAGCAGTTATGGTGGTCTTCCTCACGTCAGTACATCTGGAGATGATGGTTTCTTTCCCGGTGGCGGCGGTGCTGGTGCATCGTATGATTCAGTGGCCAGGGCGTCAGGGAAAGGGGCTAATGGCTACGTTATCATTGAGGAGCTGGCATAATGGCAGGAAATTATGCGGTCATTGAAAACGGGATAGTCATCAATATAATTATTGCAGAAAATGGTTATGAGTACGCTGGTGCAGACCTTGTGGAATATCAAGAAAACATATTTTGCCAGCCAGGAATGTTTTATAACAAAGATGATGGTTTATTCTATGACGACAAAGAGTTCTCAAAAATAAATAACATCATCTAAGTGCATGTAAATTACCAATCAACCGGCATATGCCGGTTTTTTTATTGGGGCGACCATGAGTGAATACGATACCGGCAATCCTGTGCCGTCTGCATCCATGCCTGATGCATGGGATAATATGCAGTCTATTGACAAGTTCGTTAATAGCAGCGAAGAGACCATTACCACACGCACAGGCGAACAGTTAGATACTTTGCGTGGCGTTAATGTTAAGGCGGACAACCAGCTAACGCAGCAGCAAGAAGACTTTGAAACCTCACAAAAAGAAAGGGATGCTGTAGTTGAGGAAGCCCGCCAGAACCTGATCCCTCTCAGCCGGCAGTACATGACGCTGGCGGCGGCACAAGCGGATATTGCGAATAACCCCGAGGGTAGCACCACGTATTACCGCAGCCCGGACGACAGCGCGCTCGCGATCGAAGTCATGAATGTTGGCGGGACGCTGCAGCCTACCGGGCGAAAAATGCCGTCCAGTCAGGCTGTAGATTCAGTGAGGGGATTAATAGACAGCCAGGGCGAAAACCCATTTTCAGTGGTGTTTAAAAATGGTCTTTCACCGTTCGGCTACAAAGACGGGCGACTGTATGCTGATGAATTTCAGAAGCTCTATTCTTCAGATGCCGGGTTAGAGTTTGGCGGCAGCATCATTGATAACAATCCGCCGGATGGATGGCGTTTTGTCATCTACTATCGAAATGGTCTGGTGATGTGTGGTCAACGGAATGACGGCACGATGATCGGTTTCGGTGAGGGCGGCAGCGGTGGCGGCTCGATTGAGCCGGGCGATACGGCAGCGGACTATGACTCAATCCGCAACTACACGGGCACAGCAACTGTGCGCGACGTCGTCGGCCAGCGTATCGCCGGCAGGTTCGTGGTCAATCC